TAAGAATTAAAGCTAATTTAAATCCCATATCACATAAACTTGTAAAATGTGATATTCATAATGACCAAAGTTTTGATTGTAAAGTTGCAGTTTACTATTTAAATGATAATAATGGTTATACCATGGTCGGTAATAAAAAAGTAAAAAGTAAGGCTAATAGAATGGTTATAATGAACTCAAAGGTAAAACATTATGGAACTAACTCTACTGATTGTACTAACAGAATGGTAATTAACTTTAATTATTTTTAATATGAACTTTAAAAAAGATAAATATTATGTGGTTAGAAACGTTATGCCAAAAGAACTAACTGAGTTTATTTATAATTATTTTATGCTTAAAAGACAGGTTGCTAAAACCATGTTTGATGCAAGATTTATATCTCAGTATACACAAGAATGGGGAACATGGAAAGACGAACAAGTTCCTAATACTTACTCCCACTATGCAGACATAGCTATGGAAACTTTACTTGCAGGGGCTTTACCTGTTATAGAAAAAAAGACTAAATTAAATTTACAACCTAATTATTCTTATGCAAGAATATATAAATACGGAGATGTTTTAAAAAGACATAAAGATAGATTTAGTTGTGAGATATCCACTACCTTAAATCTTGGTGGCGACCCTTGGCCAATATATTTAAACAATGGAAAAAAAGATATTAAAGTAGACTTAAAACCAGGAGACATGCTTCTTTATCAAGGTATGATATTAGAACATTGGCGAAAGAAATTTGAAGGTGATCATTGTTGCCAAGTGTTTTTACATTATAACAATAAAAAATCTAAAAATGCAGACAAAAATTTATACGATCGTAGACCTCATTTAGGTTTACCTGGATGGTTTAAAAAATGAGAATACTTGTGTTTGGTTTACCTGGATCAGGTAAAACAACTTTTGCTAGACAATTATCTGCAGGTTATGCTTACTTTAATGCTGATGAAATTAGAAAGATGTTTAATGATTGGGATTTTTCTGAAGAGGGTAGAACAAGACAAGCCCAAAGAATGGGATGCTTATCCTCTTTAGTTGATGGACCTTGTGTTGTTGATTTTGTTTGTCCCTTTGATGAAGACAGACATGAGTATGACCTAAAGGTTTGGATGAATACAATAAAAAAAGGTAGGTTCGATGATACAAATAAAATGTTTGAAAAACCTGCGCATTGCAATTTTGAAATAACAAACTTCGATTATCAAAATATTATTAAGGATATACGTGATAAATTATAAGAAACCCACAGCACAAATGCTTGGTAGATTTCAACCTTTTCATGAGGGCCATTTTGAATTATTTAAAAAAATATTAGAGAAGACAGGGCAAGTTATAATTATGGTTCGGGATTGTGACGGAGAAAATAATCCTTATAACTTTGGTGCTGTAAAAAGAAAAATTATACGTAGGTTAAAAGAATATAGAGGTATGTTTGAGGTTGTTCGTGTCCCCAACATTACTTACATTTGTTATGGTAGAGAAGTTGGTTATAAAATTGAAGAAATAAAACTATCAGCACAAATAGAAAGTATTTCAGCTTCAAAAATTAGAGATAATAAAAATGAGTAGTTCATATGTGGCTATGTATACTCATGGTTTTATTTACGGATATTTTAAAAATATAAATAACAAATACTTAAAAAAAGCAGCTATAGAAAATTATAAAAATAGAATGAGCACAAATAGAAACACAACAAGATCAGAGGATATTATAATTCCATTCAATGATGAAATAAAAAAGATAGCAACTGAAATGTCTAAAATTTACTATAAGCATTTTAGCAAAAAATTGAAAATAGCAGATTCAGGAAAACAAAATGATTATTGGGCTCAAGTTCATCTTGAAAGAGAAAGTACACAGTATCATAATCATTATGATGTAAATGTCGATGTAGTTGGAGTGTATTATGTTAGTGTGCCAAAAAATAGTGGAGATTTAATCCTTAAATATAAAAAGCATGAATTAGATATTTCTAAGTGGTATTTTCCGCCAGAAACAAATAAGTTTATTATTTTCGATTCTGGTTTGGATCACGCTGTTGCACCTAATGCAAGTAAACAACCAAGGGTTTGTATATCTATAAATTTTAAAAGGAACTAAAGTAATGTTATTACAAAAGATAGAATTGTATGAAACAAAAAAGTTTCAATACTTATTAATACCTAAAAACGGAAGCACGTCTGTGTTAAAATGTTTTGAAAAAACCCCACACATGGTTACAAGGAGTTTTGCAAACAAAGTGCGATGGACAGTTATTAGAGAGCCTATCGATAGATTAATATCCGGTTTAACATATGATCTTAACTTACAGAAATTATCTGTAAAAGATATTGAAATAGATTCTTTGTTTTATTCAAACATACATTCTGTTGTAAAAGAATTTCATTATGTATCTCATACTTCTCTACAAATATATTATCTATACAATGCAAAAGTAAATTGGTATGTTGATTTAAAAGATTTAGATATATTTTTAAAAATGCATTTCAATAAAAACATCAAAATAAATAAAGGTTTGACGAAGCTAAAGCTTCAAGTAAAGGATTTTGTCACTAAGAATATCGATAAAATTAAACCTTTTTTAATGCCTGATATTAAGTTGTATGAAGCAGCACAACAATCAGAGCAATTATGGCAATGGCAAAAGGGAAGAATATTTGATGAAGAAAAGTGATATATTAAAAAGATTCTCCAAGTTATTGGTTAAACCAAGTTACCCAAAAAGAAAAATGGCCTGGAACATAAAAGGTAGATTAAAAAATTCTAACCATGTAGATAGATTTGATGTTCAAGATTTTCAGATTTTTGAAAATGGTCAAGAGGGAAGATTTGGCAACCTTTTTGACAACGTTGATAAAATGGTTTTCGAGAGAAAAGATAAATGGATAATTGTTGATATGAAAGAATTATCAAAATTTTTATTAGACAATAATACCTTAAAAATTCATTTAGACGATCTAATAACGAATACGGACTGGACTGTTTTTATACCTAAAAACAAGCTCTAATCTCAAAGACCTATGAGTTTAAGTTGCATCTCAAGTTTGCTATAATACCGATATGCCTTTGAATTTTGTAAATATAAGACCAGGATTTAACAAGCAAATTACTCCAACTGCTGCAGAAGGTCAGTATATTGATGGAGATAACGTTAGATTTAGATACGGATTGCCTGAAAAAATTGGTGGTTGGGAACAACTTACTGCAAACACATTAGTGGGTGCAGCAAGAGCACAGCATCAATGGACAGATTTAGATGGTCGTAGATATGTTGTAATTGGTACACACAAAGCTTTGATACTTTATTACTCTGAAGCTTTTTACGATATTACACCTTTAGATGCAGCGTTGACAGGAGCAACGTTTGACACTGCAAGCGGATCTCCAACAGTCACAGTAAACCGAGCCTCACATGGTTTAGAAATCGGAGACTTATTTACTTTTACACTTTCATCAGCTCCAACAGGTTTTGTTTCAGCTGATTTTAATGGAACGTTTCAAGTTGTAACTGTTCCAGACATTAACACTTTTACAATCACCATGAATGTGAACTCGACTGGCACCGCCTCTTCATCTGGATCTGCTTCAATTAATCCTTATGTAAGACCAGGCTCTTTAAATCAAACTTTTGGTTTTGGTTATGGCACAGGTTTATGGGGAGGTAGTTTATCAGGTGCAATATCATCGACATTAAATGGATCCCTAGCTGATGACGCACAAGGTAATAACGGTTCAGCGACAAACATAACTTTAGCCGATGCATCCGCATTTCCAACTACAGGTGAGATTTTAGTTGGCGGTGAATTAATAACGTACACCGGTAAGTCATCTAATGATCTTACAGGAATAACAAGAGGAGCTAATGGATCAACAAGATCAGCACACTCTAATGGTGCGATTGTAGAGGACACTACAAACTTTGTTGGTTGGGGTGAAGCCTCATCTGCCAGCACAGTGGTGTTACCATCAGCTGATTGGTCTTTAGATAATTTTGGACAAAATTTAGTTGCAACTATATTAGACGGAAAGACTTTTACTTGGGAGCCTATTAACTCTAATTCGAACGCACCACAAACAAGAGCTACTGTAGCATCAGGAAATCCAACAGCATCAGTGATGACGATTGTTTCCGATCAAGACAGACACTTGTTTCATCTAGGCACAGAGACAACAATCGGTGATCCAACTAAACAAGATAAAATGTTTATAAGATTCTCTGATCAAGAGGATATTGCAGATTATGCACCTACATCAACCAACACTGCTGGAACTTTTCAACTTGATGACGGGACAGAAATAAGAGGAGCTGTAAAAGGTAAGGACTATATTTTTATTTTAACAGATACCGCTGCATACATATCTCAATTTGTTGGTCCGCCTTTTACATTTTCAATTAGAAAGGTTGGATCTAATTGTGGTTTGATTGGCAAACATGCATTAGTTTATGCAGATGGAGTTGTTTATTGGATGGCAGACTCAGGTGGATTCTTTGTTTACGATGGTACTGTTAAAAGTCTTGATTGTTCTGTTGAGGATTTTGTTTTTACAACTAATAATACTGGTGATCTTGGAATAAGTTTTGATCAAGCTAAAAAAGTTTATGCCGGTTATAATACACTTTTCGGTGAGGTTACTTGGTATTATCCAAAATCAGGATCTAACACAATTGATAGAAATGTATCGTTTAATTACACTGAAAACACTTGGACAACAGGCTCATTGGCTAGAACAACATATTACGATGCTCAGCTATTTGATCATCCTTATGCTACAGAATTTAGTTCAACTGGAGTGCCAAATTTTCCAACAATTCT